AATGAAACCACAAGACAATGATGGACCAAAACCTATACCTAAGAGGTTAAAGAGTTTAGACTTAGCTAAAAAGATTGAGAAGAGTCTTGAACAAGGACCAACCGATCCTGTAATAAGTCCTACTGCTTCTTCTATTCGTAAACCGGGTCAACCGTTATCAACAATTAACCAAATCCCTGAACCCGGAAGTGTTGATGATAAAGGAATATTAGATACAGTTTCTAAATGGTGGGCTAATGTAAGTATTGCACCAAATTCATGGGATGCTCGTCCTTTAAGTGAAGTATTTCCTAAGAAAGAAGTACAAGCTCGTGACAAAGAAATGGAATTAGCTGATAAAAAAGTTCCGACTCTAGATAGTCCTGTTGATGCAAGACCTAATATTAAAGATGCAACATTTAATAGTATTATGTCTTATGAAGGATTTAATCCAAATTCAAAAGGTTACCCAGATACAAATGGGATAGCATATGGTTCAGGACTTAATTTTAAATTTTTAAAACCAAATCAAAAAGATGAAATTATAAAGGCAACAAAAGGTGGTAAAAAGCTTCCTAAAAAGATAAATGATAAAATAGTAAAACAAAGAATATCCGAACTGGAGAAAAATTTTAGAAAAGATATGAAAGGAAGTAATGTAACATTTGGTAAATTAAATCCAGCACGTAAAGCAGCACTTGTTAATATGGGTTTTAATATGGGATTCGGTAAAACAGCTGGTAAAGTTGAAGGAGGTTTTACTGAAATGTATAAACATATGAAAAATGGAGAATTTGAAAAAGCTGCTGATAATGTTTTATTTAACTTCGATAAAAACGGTAAAAAAATAGGAAAAACAGAGTTTTATAAAAGGCTTCCTGATAGGGCTGAAAACATGGCTAAACAGATAAGAGATGGAATATTTTATAATAAAGGTGAATGACAATTTCAATACATAGAAATACAGAACCTGTTGATATTGTAGCTGAGTTTGAATCTTTTGAACCAGAAGCTTACTACGCAACTGAATGGGAAAAAGAACAAAACATTCTAACAATTGGGTATGGCGATACTCAATCAGGTAAACTAACTATAACAGAAGAAGAAGCCCGTGAAGATCTTAAAGAAAGATTAGAAGACCTTGATGAGATATTAGTAGATGTTATTGATGTGTCTTTAAGAAAGAATGAAAGAACAGCTATTATATCTCTTGTAGATAATATAGGCATAGGTGCATTTAAAAGAAGTAGAGCGTTACAGGCTTTAAATAATGGAGACTTTGAAGAGTTCCATAACCAAGCATTTTCAGAAGAGAATGGTTGGGTTAATCAGAACGGTAAGCCTCTTAAAGGTCTGGTAAGACGAAGGGAAACAGAAGGAAATTTATTTAACTTAGCATAATGTTTTATTCGTTTGTTATAATTTGTATATTTGCACAGCAATGCCCTACACTGTTACAAGATGAGCTTGGTCCTTATGCTTCTGTTGAAGAATGTTATTTAAGAGGAGCAAGTATAATTCAAGCTTCTTCTAATAAATTTCCTCTTGTATCTGCTGTTTCAAAATGTACAACTGAAGATCCAGATAAAATAGAGAAAGAACTAAAAAAGAAAAAGTTTGAAAAGAAACAAGAATTTAAAGGTGAGCAGATTAAATGGAACCGATTGCATTAGATAGCAGAATGCTGTTACAGTTAGCTGCGGTTTTAGCATCCTTATCAGGAGCATGGATGCTAGTCAGGACACAAGTAAAAAACTTGTTGAAAAGCCGTGACGAAATGAAAGAGAATATTCAAGAAATATATAATAAGCTGGATATTGTAGAAGCAGGAAGTGCGGTTAAGTCATCGCAAATAAAAGTATTATCAGATATTTTAAGTCCTAGTAATCTAGAAAGACGTAACAGGGAATTAGGTAGGTTGCTTTCTGAGATTGAAGATATTAAAGCACGAGTAAAAAATGTAGAACATATGCATAATGGTAAGCATCCTAACTGAAGAAAGGTAAAGGGTAGTAGTATGTCAAGAAAAATTTCAAAAACAAAAAAACCTAAATCTAAAAAAAATTGGATTCAAGGTGCGGTTAAACGTCCCGGTGCTTTACGTAAAAAACTTGGTGTTAAAAAAGGTAAAAAAATTACAACAGCACAGTTAAACAAAGCTGCTAAAAGTAAAAATCCAAGAACACGTAAACAAGCTAATTTAGCAAAAACTTTTAAAAAGATGAGAAAAACATGATATTACTTTTTACAGTAATAAGTTATACAGCCATAAGTGTAGCAGTTATTGATATAGTAAAGGTAGTTGGGTGACAGATGTACCTTTAAATGAAGAGGGTGTAGACCATACAGCCATTAAGCCTGAAAAAAAAGATTATGATAATTTCGATGAATACTGGGAAGGGCTGTGTAAATACCTTGATGTAAAGTTTAAAAAGACTTATAGTAGTGAAAAGAAATAACACTACAGAAAGGTATTTTTAATTGTTTCAAGATATTCAAGAAATAAAAGATTTAATTCAAAAACAAATAGATCAGATATCAGAACAGCTTGCTGCTGGTATGTGTGAAGACTTTACTCAATATAAAAATTTAACAGGAGTGATAGAGGGGTTGACAAGATCTGTACATGTGGTAGATGATTATCATGCTACTGTTATGGAAAACCTTGAAGAAGATGCGGAGTAATTATTAAATGGTTCTTCAGCCCAATATGTCAAACTCTACACAGAATGACGAATGGATTACGGATGAGAAATCCCCAGATCCTAGTACTTTACCTAATGTTCCCGGTTATCATATACTTTGTCGCCCTTTGTCAATAAGAACAAAGACAAAAGGTGGAATTCTTATGCCAGATAAGTTTAAAGATGACATTCAATATCTGACAACTGTCGGAAGGGTTGTGAAGGTTGGTTCTTTAGCGTATAAAGATAAAGGAAAGTTTCCTTCAGGATCATGGTGTAGTGAAGGAGATTATGTGTGTTACGGTAAACATACAGGACAAAAGTTTATATATCAGGGAATTCGTTACTTACTTATATATGATGATCAAGTCATTATGACGATTGAAGACCCTGCTGATATAGACCCCATGTATTCACTTGTAGCGTAAGCGTAGAATCGCAACTGCGGAGAAAGATAAAATGACTGACGAAAACGAAAACGAATGGGGTAAGATTGAATTAAATCAAGCTCCTGAAGATTTAGAGGTTGAAGCTGAAGAAACTGTTGAAGTTGATCTTCAGCCTGAAGTTGAAATTGAACAAGAAGCATCTGAAGAAAAAGAACCTGAGTTAGAAGGAATTGAAACTAAAGGTGCTGAAAAAAGAATACGTCAGTTAATAAAACAACGTAAAGACCGTGACGAAGAGTTATTTAAAGCAAAAGAAGAATTAGTTGCTTTACGTCAACAGATGTCTGAAGTTGGTAAGATACGTTACGATTACGATGGTGCGTTAGCAGAAGCTAAAGAAGGTGAAGTAAACTCTAAACTTGAGAATGCACGTAATAAGTTTAAAGAAGCTTATGATGCAGGAAACAAAGATGGTGTACTAAGCGCACAAGAAGAGTTAGCGGAAGCTAAGACAGAGTTAAGGTTGATTGATCAAAAGAAACAATGGATCGAACAACAAAAGACACAATATCAGGAAGAAGAAGAAAAGAGACAGAAGCACTATGATGCTGCTCCTCCTGAGATAGACCCTCTTGCAAAAGATTGGGCTGAGACAAATGATTGGTTTGGTAAAGATCGTACAGCTACAGCTGTTGCTTTATCAATTGATGCAGAATTAAAAGAGCAGGGCGAAGATCCAAGTGATCCTTCTTTTTATGAAAAAGTAAATGCCCGTCTTAAAGAAGAATTACCATCTAAGTTTGGTGATAATGAAGTGTCGGAAAAGGCTACTCCGAAAAAGCCTAAACAAGTGGTAGCAGGAAGGTCGCATTCTCCTGTCTCTAGAAATAAAGTTAAACTTACAAAAGAAGATGTACGTTTAGCGGAAAAATGGAGCATACCTCTTGAAAGATACGCAGCTGAGAAAGCGAAAGCAGATAGATCTGATGGCGATTATACGACTGTCGTTTAACATACACACAATGCGGAGAAAGTAAATGGTTGAAGAAGTAAATACGGAAAAAAACGAAATAGATGAAAACTCACAACAAGTTGAAACAACTAATCGTAATATATCAAGAATGATGGAAGAAAGAGAGAACTTATCTCACGAAGCTATCATGTCAGCGATTGAAGATAATGATTGGTTACAGATTCCAGAAAGTATTAAGAATCAATTTCTTGATCAGGGGTTTGTTTTAAGGTGGATACGGATAATGTTAGATGGTCAAGAAGATCATCAAAACATTGGAAAGAAAGAACGTGAGGGTTGGACATTTGTTTTAGCTAAAGACTGTCCTGAGTTATCTTCTGGATTTAAAGTAAAGGAAGAAGGAAGTCTAGGTGGTTGTATATTACGAGGTGACGTAGCCCTCGCTAAACAACGAATAGAATACCACGAAGCTATACAGGCGCAACAAGCAAAGCGTACACAGCAAATGGAAGATGCCATATCTAATAGACTACATGGTGATCATCCTGACCGTAGAATGCCTATTTATGATTCAAGCAAACAGCGAGTGTCAACAGGAAAACAAGCTAAGTTTGACGCTTAATTTTTAACTTTTTTCTGAAAAGGAACTACTATTATGGCTTTAGCAAAAGCATATAATGGGGCTGTTCCAGTACGTAAACGAGGCAGTTCGTATAACACGATGGGAACCAATAAGTATCAAATTGCGAATACTTATGGTGATAATATCTTTCGTGGCGATCTTGTTAAAGTCAGTGCTGGATACATCCAACCTGTATCAGTTACAGCGGATCGACCAATTGGTGTGTTTCAAGGGGCGCAGTTTGTAGACCCTACATCGAAACAACCCACTTGGCTCAACTACTGGCCTTCTGGTACTTCATCGGCTGACGGATATGCATACGCACATGTTATGGATGATCCTGATGGTATTTATCAAATGCAATGTAATGCTACTGTTACTATAGGTGATCTAGAAACTCAGAACTTCTTTGTTGAAGTTTCTGCTGGAAATACCTATACTGGTCAGTCAGCATGGGCAGTTCAAGTTACTTCTCGTACATCCCTTGCAAATCCACTACGTATAGTTGGTTTGTGGGAAGTTGAGGGTAATGATTGGAATCAAGCTAATACTCGTGTATTAGTTCGTCTTTCTAATCATCTTGACTACGCTGCTTCAATAGCTAATTAAAGGAAGGACTGATTAAATGGCTATAAATCGCGCCAGTATTGGCAAACAGCTTCTTCCGGGCTTAAACGCAATCTTTGGACTTGAGTATGGTTCCATTGATGAAGAGCAAAAACCTCTTTTTGAGATAGAGAATTCTGATCGTGCTTTCGAAGAAGAAGTCTTAATGACTGCTTTCGGTGAAGCACCAGTTAAAGCAGAAGGTTCTGCCGTATCTTATGAAAGTGCCAGCGAAAGTTGGGCATCTCGCTATACGCATCAAACGATTGCGTTGGCATTTGCTGTTACGGAAGAGGCTATGGAAGATAACTTGTATGATACTTTTGCTAAGATTAGAGCAAAGTCTCTTGCACGTTCAATGGCAGCTACAAAGCAAACTAAAGCTGCTGCTATCTTTAACAATGGCTTTACCAGTGGACTAGGTGGTGACGGAGTTGTATTATTCTCTGCTTCTCATCCAGTACAAGCTGGTGTTCAAAGTAATCTTTTGACCGCTGCTGATCTATCTGAATCCTCTCTTGAAACTGCTGTTATACAGATTCAAAAGGCAGAAGATGATCGTGGTATTCTGATTGGAGCTATGCCTGTTTCATTGCATATTGCCCCTGATAATCAGTTTGTAGCACAAAAGATCTTAAAGTCTACACTCTCAACCACAACTGTTGTATACGGTAACAATCTAGCAGGTGTAGCTGGTAACGTTGCTGGTGTTACAAACACAAACGACATCAATGCTGTTCGTAGCATGGGTGTTGTACCACAAGGTGACTTTGTTAATCACAGGTTTACCGCAGCTGGTGCTTGGTTTGTGAAATCAGATGTGCCTAATGGTACTAAGATGTTTGTTCGCGCACCTCTTGGAACCAAAATGGAACCAGACTTCGATACTGGTAACCTCCGCTTTAAGGCTCGTGAGCGTTATAGCTTTGGTTGGTCAGATTGGCGTGGTTTCTACGGCAACGCTGGTTAATAACTAAGTTGGTTAATACGAGGGGGATGCTTGTTAAAACGGCATCCCTCTTTTATTATAGAGAGTAGATAATTCACATAAGGAATTAATGAAATGACTACAGCTATTAATGCAGTCTTTGTATCTGCTACCGTTACTGCAACTGACTATCCTACACGTATTAGAGGTGTTAGTTGGGGAACAGCAGCAGCTAAAGGAGACATGGTAGTACGTAACGGAAGCGCATCAGGTACTATTGTTTATAAGCAGTATCTTGGTGTAAGTAGTGCGTCAGATGTTTATGTTCCAGATTTAGGAATACGTGTAAGTGAAAAGTTACATGTTACCTTACCAACTGGTGCGTTTGCTACATTTTTGTTAGGATAAAACATGGCTAAAAAAAAGGGTGAGTGCGATTGTATATGTTGCAAAACAACAAGATACATTAACGGACTATGTAAAAAAATATTTAAAAGATAGGCTTTAGTATGACAGTTTCAACAAGCCAAGATTTTAATTTAGATATTGATGAGATTATATCCGAAGCTTACGAACATTTAGGTGGACCTCCTTTTGTTGGAAATGATGGTATAACTGCAAGAAGATCTTTAAATCTTTTATTAAGTGATTGGCAGAATCGTGGTATTCTTTTATGGACTACTGAGTTTACCGACTTAGCTTTAGTTCAAGGAACAACAACTTACACTCTTCCTAGTACAACTGCTGCTGTTACTGAGGCAGTGTCACGAAGAGGTTCTAATGATATTCAAATGAGTAGGATTACAGCGGAAGAATATTTAAAAGTTCCTGATAAAACTACACAAGCAAGATGTCTTCAATATGCTACTATGAAGGGAAGGGATAACGTAAGTTTTATAGTTTGGCCTTC